TTCCTCAACTGTTTACCGCTGCCCAGCAAACGTAGAAACCATTGGCTTTGGCAGCACCGCCTATGCGGACGGAACCCGAGTCCGAATGGGAGATTCACCCATCACTAAAGAACAGGCCGAACAGCTGTTGCTTCATGAGTTGAACCACACCTATTTACCTGGAGTGCTGCGCCTATGTCCAAACCTAGCATCAAGCCCAGCGAGGCTGGCCGCGATAGTGGACTTCACGTACAACTTGGGGGTAGGGCGACTTCAGTCATCGACGCTGAAACGCAAGGTTCTAGCGGAGGATTGGGATGGCGCAAAAGAACAGCTGAAGTTATGGACCCGAGGGGGTGGAAAGATTTTGCCAGGTCTGGTGAAGCGACGATCAGCCGAAGCGGCCCTGCTGTAGTGCCAAAAAAATATCCGGAATATCAGTGGGGAGTGGATGGGAATCCATTCGACTGGATCAAGCAAGCATCTGCCCAGATCAGAGAAGCTAGAAGCCAAGAGCGAATCAACCGCCGTCCCGTGGTTGTAAAAATCAAAGAACATGAATGAACGTTAATTACGAATCCCCAGGTGCTGTCGCCGAAAAATTCCATCACGACAATTCGTTTGTCCGAGGCCTGATGGGACCTGTGGGTTCTGGGAAAAGTACGGCATGCTGTTTTGAGATATTGTCTAGAGCGCTAGAGCAAAAACCTGGACCCGATGGGGTCAGGCGCTCACGCTGGGCAATATGCCGAAACACCTATCCTGAACTGAAATCCACCACCATCAAAACATGGATGGACTGGTATCAAGACTTGGCGGTGATGAAGTGGGATACCCCCATCACCTCAATGATCAACATCTCAGACATTGGAGATGGAACAGGCCTAGAGCTTGAAGCAATCTTCATGGCCCTTGACCGGCCAGATGACGTTGGCAAGCTCCGAAGCTTGGAGTTGACCGGCGGCTGGATGAATGAGGCCAGCGAGATGGAGAAGGCAGTCCTTGATATGCTGACTCAGCGTGTCGGACGCTTCCCTTCAAAACGAAATGGAGGACCAAGCTGGACTGGCGTCATCCTTGACACCAACCCGCCTGATGATGATTCTTGGTGGTACAAGCTGGCCGAAGAAGAGACGCCAGACATCTTCAGATTCTTTAAGCAGCCCGGAGGCTTGGTCTACGACAAGGACCCTAAGTCAGCCACCTACCAAAAATATCTGCCCAATCCAGAAGCAGAGAACGTCCAGAACCACAGTCTGGGGTATCAGTACTACCTGAATCAGACCTACGGCAAGACGGATGATTGGATCAGGGTTTTCCTACTGGGCCAGTACGGAACAACGATGGACGGCAAACCCGTCTATCCGGAGTGGAATGAAAAGATTCACTACTCCGAGGCAGCGTTAACTCCGATCCAAGGGATGCCAATCCTTTTGGCGTTTGACTTTGGACTGACGCCAGCATGTGCGTTTCTGCAAATGAACAGTCGCGGACAGCTGTTGATCCTCAAGGAGCTTGTGTCTGAAGACATGGGCATCCGGCAGTTTTACAGCGAAGTTGTTCGCCCCGTCATTAAGGGCGAGTACAGCAAACACCGTATCGAAGCTGTTGGCGACCCAGCTGGAAACATGCGCAGCCAGACTGATGAGAAGACGTGTATGCAAGAGTTGATGGAGCTTGGCATGCTTTGCGAGCCAGCCCCGACGAACGAATTTATTGCGCGCCGAGAGTCGGTTGCGTTCTTTCTCCAGCGTCTGTCCGGTGGACAGCCTGGATTCTTGGTTGACCCAAGCTGCAAGATGATCCGCAAAGGCTTCAATGGCGGCTACAGATACGAACGGCTTCGAGTTTCAGGGGCCTCTCGCTTTAGAGATCGCCCCATCAAAGACAAGTTCTCACACATCCATGACGCCCTTCAATACGGGTGTCTCCATATGAGGTCCGAAATGAACCCAGTCAGAAGCAAGAGCATCTCAAATGCACCAGTCGCAGCTGGCTGGGTCTAGGAAAAAGAATGGCACTTCAAACATTAAAGCTAAACAGGGAGACTGATAAAGGGGAGATGCAAGAGCCAGCGGTTCTTTCTTTATCTGCCTACGTCGATACTTGCTTTTCCCAAGCTAAATCTGCCAAGGCCGACATCACTGAGCGGCTGCTTCGCTGTGAGCGCCAGCGCCGTGGTGAGTACGACCCCGATAAGTTGGGCCTTATTCGCCAGACAGGTGGCTCTGACATCTTCATGATGCTCACCGACATCAAGTGCCGCGCAGCAGAGTCATGGATCAAGGATGTTCTCTTGTCCACGGGCCAGCAAAGCTGGACACTGACTCCCACACCAGAGCCAAGCCTTCCAAGCGAAATGCGTGAAGGAATTATTGAGACTGTGGTTCAAGAAGCAAACTCTGTTCAGCAGCAAGGCATGGCGATTGACCCACGGGCAATCAATATGCGGATGAAGGAGCTTTACGACTCAGTCACCAAGGCGGTTGGTGAAAAGGCAAAAGACGCAGCATCCAAGATGGAGCGCCGGATGCAAGACAAGCTGGTTGAGGCGCATTGGCCCGAGACACAGGCTGAAGTAATTTACGACTTTGTGACCTTTCCTTGTTCGATCATCAAGGGTCCGGTCATCAAAAAGCGCCGCACTCTTAAGTGGGGAAAGAACTTCAAACCTGAAGTCACCACTGACATCAAAGAAGCATTTGAGCGCGTCAGTCCCTACGATATTTTTCCGTCACCCAATGCGGTGACTTGCCAAGACGGATACATCATTCAGCGCCACCAGCTGACGCGAGCGGACCTAACTGGGATGCTTGGCTCACCTGGCTACAACGACGATGAGATTCGTGCAGCGCTAGAGCAGTTTGGGCGCAGCGGTCTTCGCAATATGGAGCAGTCCGACTCACAGCGGAACATGCTTGAAGGACGCAACAACACGTTGGTCGGCACAGAGATCATTGACTCAATTGAGTTCTGGGGCTCAGTCTCCGGTTCGATGCTCATTGAGTGGGGTTTAACTGATGACGTCGATCCGTTTATGGAGTACGAAGTTTGCTGCTGGAAGGTTGGCTCACATGTCATTAAATGCATTAAGAACCCTGACCCACTCAATCGTCGCCCGTATTCGAAAAGCTCTTGGGAATCTATCCCTGGAGCATTTTGGGGACTGGCATTACCCGAGGTTATGAGAGACATCCAAGTTATTTGCAATGGCGCAGCACGTGCGCTTTCAAACAACATGGGCATCGCCTCTGGACCACAGGTCGAGGTTTCGATTGATCGACTGCCTGATGGTGAGAATCTGACCACCATGTACCCGTGGAAGATTTGGCAGACCACATCTGACAGGACTGGTGGAGGCCAACCAGCTGTTCGCTTCTTCCAGCCCAACATGAACGCTGAGACGCTCATGAACGTGATGCAGTACTTCCAAAAGGTTGCAGACGAAGTGACTGGCGTACCGAACTACGTCTACGGCTCAAGCAACGTCAGTGGAGCAGGGCGTACAGCTTCTGGTCTTTCTATGTTGATGGAAAACGCTGCCAAGGGAATCAAGCAAGCGATCTTGTCCTTGGATAAAGCGACATCAGAAATGCTGACCCGATTGTTTGATCACCTCATGATCTATGACGATGACAACACGATCAAGGGCGACATGCAAATCATTGCATCTGGTGTGGTTGGAACGCTTCTCAAAGAAACCATGCAGCAACGCCGCAACGAGTTTATGCAGCTGACTGCAAACCAGTTCGACCTTCAGATCATGGGACCAGCTGGCCGCGCAGAACTTCTACGCCAAGCAGCCCAAGGCATGAACATCGATGTGGACAAGATCATTCCAAAGCCTGAAGAAATCCTGATGGCTCAGCAAGCTCAAGAGCAAGCACAGGCCGAGGCTATGCAGCAGCAACAAATGATGCAGCAAGGTCAACAACCACCAGCTGGTCAACCACCAGCCCCAATGCAATAAGGAAAAATTATGGGAAAACTCACCTCGTTAGTCGCTGGCGCTGGTCAAGGTTACTTGGCTGCGGGACGCTACCAAGACGCTAAAGATCGCAACAAGACTCAGGATGCAATGCTGAAAGAAGTATTGATCGGAAGAGGGAAGTCCGGTGAGTCCGGTGGCCTTGAATTACTGAGCGGCGGCGGCGATGAAGTTGTGCCGCTCAACAGTCTAGCCCCCTTGTCTGAAGAGGAAAAAGCCAGACGAGATAAAGAATACAGCCCTGGTATGGCAAACGGCGGCATGGTCCAGCCGATGCCTGTCCATCACGACAACATGTCTTGGCAACGTCAATCATTTAAAAAGTGATCACATCCAGACAGAAAGAATCAATTGAGCGACTGAGACGGGACTCAGACTTTGCTCAATTTTTAGAGTATTTGAATCAAGAGCGAGAGTTAAAGCGCGGGGACTTGGAGGCTGCTTCGGCAGCAGTCCAAAGCCACAAGCTGCAAGGCTACTGTCTTGCGCTCTCCGATCTGATTCAACTGTGTTCTTCGGGACACTAAATAGCGCCAGCGCAAGCTGGTATCCAACCCCGCCCTGAATTCCAGATCAACGTAGGCAGAGACTCCTAAGAGGCTCCCTGCGCGTTCGGACATGGCTCAGAGGAAATTTAAATGCCACGTGTAAATCGCAACGTAGAGAAGCAAGCCGAGCTTGCGGACAAAGCCTACCAAGAAATGTATGGAACTCCTACGGCTACCCCAGTCGAGGCTCCAGTGCAGCAAAGTGAACCGGTCCAAGCTGTTCCTTTAGACGCTCCACCGATTACTGAACAAAGCGCTCCACCCATGGAACCCGCAGCGACAGAAATATCGGAGCCAACACCCCAGCCGATGGAAGAAAGCGGCGACATCAACCACTGGAAGCAAAGAGCAAAAGTGGCTGAAGGTCGTTTGGCGAAAGAGATGCCTCGCATGGCCCAGTCGATCCGTGAACTTAAGGATCAATTGAGCGAAGCGCAAAGCAGACCAGAGCCAGTACCCGCGCCAGCAAACAGTTCGAACGATGGCATCAAGCCAGAGGAAATCGAGCAGTACGGTGCTGAATTCATCGACATGGTTAAGCGCGCTGCCAAAAGCCAGCAAGCACCAAGTGTTGATGAGGGTCTTAAGAAGCAGCTTGACACGATCACAGAGCAGCAGCGTTCGGTAGCTCGCTCCCAATTCTTTGACACATTGAATAGGGACGCTCCGCAATGGGAAAAACTAAACACAGATCAAAAATTCCTTGATCACCTCTCCAGCCTTGACCCTTATTCGGGTCGGCAGAGGCAAGAGA